CTCAAAAAAAAAAAAATTAAAACATTTGTGCTGCAAAGCACCAAGAAAAAAAAACGCCGCCCCCATCCCAGCCACAATAGCCCAAAAAGCCGTATCTTTACTCTTCTCTAATTCTTTTACCCTCCCTTCAAGTCCGAGAAGTCTAGCATTATAGACCTCTTTTGCCACATACTGAGCAGGAAGCTCTCTCTTCAACTCGTTAAGCATCTCAAGAATTTTCGTAGACTGTTCCTCCAATATCTTGAGTCGATACTCTAATGTCTCCTGTTCCGTATTGTCACCTCTTTTCTGTTTTATGCGTCTTCGTTCGTCGTAGTGGTCATACCCTCGTTCTCGATGCTTGCCATACGTTCCCCATTTGCGTTCTCCGTCGTCGTAGTTGTCGCGGCCATCGACATAGCCTTTTTCTTATCGGGGACATACCCAATGATGCAATTCGGATTCTTGCACTGTCCAAGTTTATTTAGCTTATGAGCGCAATAAGGACAACGCTTCGGCAATTTGAAAAACCTTCCCATGTCGTCACTCCCCTTCCGTATCAGTTTGCGTCTCTGTCTGCATGTCGTTTTGTGCGTCGTTGTATGCCTGCTGAATTTCTGCAAAATCTTCACGAATACTCTTTACTGCTTCGGCGTCTCCACGCAAGAGGGCAAGAGAGATATTCTTCGCACAATTTGCCTGAGCATCCTTATACTCTTTCTCCAACTGAGCCTTTTCAGACAGCACAATCTTCGGCTCATACGGTCGATAAGACCACATACCGAATTTCCATACCAGGCAATATCCTTTCCGATTCGAAGGAGGCGCTACGGGAGTCGTATTCGGAGGGTATACCCACTTCCCCGTTGCCGTATCTTTGTTACTCTCATCGAGAATAGATGTCCCACTCAGAACACCATCTTTGTCGTACCCATATACGACTTTCACTTTGTTGATGTCAAACATTATGTTCCCCTTTCTGTTTTATGGTTTGTTGTTATCATTTTGCATTATCGTTTAGCCATAGCTATTACCTGCTCAAGAGTGTAGCCCCCGAGCTTGTTCGCGTTATCTGCTGTACCCCTGAGGTTTCCTTCAAAGCCGTTGTCTGCTTTTATCGCGCCAGGTGTTTTAAATCCGTCGCTATTCAATACATGCGCCATCCAACTACCACTCGTTCCGTTTGCTGTGCGAAAATGAAAAGCTGTTTTTTTTGCAACGGCAGGATGTGAAGGAAATGCGTGCATATAAACAATGTCATCATTTCCGTATAGGTTATGAAAATAATGTGATGGGAAAATGCAGTTGTGCGTATTTTGGTTTTCAGCAAAATTAAGCGAGCCAGTCATAGTATCGCCGTTTTTATCCACCTTCGTGCTCGCCTTTTGCTCCGCGATGACTTCAACCTCGTTATGCGTCGGGGTGTATCTCCACTCTAACCAGTCTTCGGCAAGATAACCGGCCGGGCCATTATACATGCGAGACCAATAACCGCGAGCTTGATGCGGGAAATAGATTTGTACGGTACGCCATTCGCCATCTGCACCATTTTCTAAGCGATTCACGACCAACAGCCCAAAGTTATATTCATTCGGCGGCGCATGATGAGCAGAATTCATTACAGTATTTTGAGTCTTATACGTCGTAGGCTCGGTCAAGGTGTTCCAGTCTACATCACCAGATACAGTTCTATTACCTATCTTGCGATAAGACTGATTGATTTCGTTTTTGTTATAGACTTCGCCTTTGTTGTACACCTCATTCTTATTTGCTTTACCATCTAAGGCATTCGCGATAGTGGTCGCAAAACTCGGATCGTTATTGATGGCACTCGCGATTTTCTGCAAAGTGTTCAACGCATCGGGAGACATGCCCCTGATAGAGTCGATGGCGCTTTTGATTGCATTATCTCCATCTTGTTTTGCCTTGCTTATCGAAGAAATAAGAGTGTTCTGTACGTCGGTGATGATATTCCCGATTTCCTGTAGAGTCTTACCACCCAGTTTGTTTGCATTGTCCGCTGTGTCTGACGTACTGGCTGCTGCGGCCTTGGCACCCAAATAGGCTTGTCCATTTTCCGATGTGAAATCCAACCCACTTGAAGTTTCGGAAACCGTTATATTCCCAACCTTTAAGGTATTACTCAAGCGCGTCTCATTGCCTTGAGTTACAACAAATATTCCTGTGCCTTCTGGTGTCGTATATCCGTTGATCTCACCAAACTTTACGTTATCGCCGATTTTGGCAAACTGTGTCATATCAACAAACTTGCCAGCATTATCCCAAGATGTGCCATTCCATATCAGACAGTCACCTGCACGGGCGTTATGCTCTTCGCTTGCTGTCTTTATACAGTATATCCAACCACGCTCTGGGTTTTGCGGCAGATCGGAATAAGACTCGACTACGCCCTTCCATGCAACAGAGCTGACGATTGTTTTCTGTATTGCCCGTATATCAGCCAGTGATTGCTGTGCTGTTCCCATAGCTACGTCGATGATAGACTGGATCGCCTTTGCAGACTGTTCAGCTTTTACGGCCACCTCTTTTGCGCTCATAACGGTCGCATGTAGGTCTTTGACCGCCTCCAGGGCTTTTATCGCATCGACAGCTTTCTTCTTCGACTCGATAGCCCATGACCTAGAGGATTCTGTCTTTCCACTCGGAGACTCTATATCAACAACGCCATCGGGGGAATCAGTTGCCTGCGCCCATTTTTGAGCCGCCGCCGCAGACTCTTTTGCTTTGGCTTCATGATCTTTTGCTTCTGCTGTAAGACTCCGCACCTCTGTAGTGTTTCTTTGGACTGCATCAGTGTTGTCCTCTACATTTTTCTTCGATGTGCGAATCTCAGTAAGGGCACTGTTGACCTCAGATGTCATAGACACCACATTTGCCTCTGATGCCTTTACAGATTCCTCCATGGTCCTGACATTTTGTTCTCTGGTTTCAGCTTCCTGTAGCTTGGCCTCACCTGCTTTTGCCCTCTCTTTGATACGGTCAAGCATAGACTTCGTTTCTGAAATCTTAGTTTTTACATCTTCCAAGAGATTATTTGCTACTACGGTGTTATTCTGTACGTTCTGCTCCGATGCTGATGCTTTCGACGCACTCTCCGCAGCGGCTTTTGCCTGTTTTAGCGCTTCTTGTGCCTGCGCTTTGGCTGCCACCTCGCCGAAGTTACCGTCTGCCTTCATCTGCTCATACATATTCTTGACTTCATCTCGAATCGAAGAAATCTCACTCGTATTTGTGATGTTGTCAAGCTCGTCCTTTAAATAGCGAAAGTTCTCTGCGATCGTATCATAAATACCCGCATTATCCGCTGTAGCAAATGGTGTTTTCTTAGACACTACACCTTCTTTTGTGATAGCGTCCTGCGTGTCTCTCTGTTCTAAATATTGGAATCCCTTCAAATTATCACCCCTTTTATATCTATATAGTTTGCTTGCAGTCTTATAAACCTGTAACGTCAACAATTATGTATGCTATGGCATTTTGCATATATCCATCCCAAACAATACGGTCAGTAAGTGGAAGTCCATCTGTTCCATATTCCTCGTTTTGAAAATTAATCTTCCCTCGGTCTGGGAAGTACGCAAAAAACTTGTTCCCGAACGGCTCAAAAGAAAAGGCTCCGTCTGCATTTAACACCTCTACTCTGTGCATACTTCTCTCTGCGTCAAAAAGTACTACAGCAATGTCTTTGCCTTCTTGAAAATGTCCCTTTGGGATTATTACTGTTTCATTTTTCCAGTCTGTTAGCCGATAAATCATTTCTTGTCCAAGGATTCGCATGGTGGGAACAGTAGAACAAAAAGTAAGCCTGCCGTTTTCATCAAATATTTGTAATCCAGCATTTCCTGTTGAAACAACATTTAGAGTAAAGTGAAACACTGTCAGAGACCTTAAAACGACATTGAGATCACTTATACCTCTTGGGACTAGTGCTTTGATTATCGTTATGTTTGCCCCATCAACTACGCCGCTATCTGCGTCAATAATTACATCTGGCCTACTACAGTGAACAGCATACAAGTCCTCCACCGTCCTCCTTGGTAAGACTAACTCAACACATTCTTCCTTGAATCTTTGCGATAGAGACCGGAACGGCTTAATGTAATACCACCCCACAAAAGCGGTATCGAGAGAAGGATATAAGTTGGGTGTTCTGGTCATTTTTTGAAATTTGTATTTAGAGAGAAGAGAGTATTGCACTGTTGATTCGTTTATAAGGGGAACTCCCCTATCGTCAATAACTTCAAATAATCCTATTGTTTGCACCCCCCTAATTCAACAATCACCGTAAATAACAACAAAAAAGGCTCGCGAATCTTGCTGTTTTTCCCATCGGAGAGTGCTCCCAACTAGCGTAACACCTTCCGGGAACTGCCATATTCCATTGTTGATTTTCAAGATGTAGCACCATGCCCGTCTTTTGTCTCCAACGGGGATGTTAAAAGTTCCTGCATCCGGCCCGATCTTAATACTCCCCAAAAATCGGCATAACCTATCTGGTACGTCAAGTAGAAGCGCTCCGTTTTCTCCGAACACCTGTAGACCTACCCCATTACCACACCCCCATTCTTACGCGTAGGCGATTATTTGCATCATAGACGCGAATCTGATTACTCTCTATCTCAACACGCGCCCCAGATGACCTTGTTCGTAGAAGACCTATGTTTGCAGACACAGCAGACAGAGAGTCTACCCTTAACTTATCTGCAGTAATAGACCTTGCCGCTATCTTGTCAGCACTGACTGCGCCTGAGCGAATCATTCCCGAAACAATAACATCGTTGTCTATCCATGTTGTTCCTGTGATGTGCAGGTATTTGCCGTCGATCTTTGTTCCCTTAGCGGTCATGTTGATTTGATTGATGACATCGCCTTTGACCACACGAGCATTTATGCCATCTTGCAACTGAGTAAGTGCGGAATATCCGCTTTGACTTGGATTCTTGTTGAGGCTTGTAATGACAGAAGAAATGCGATTTGCTTGCGCTGAAATCTGAGACACAAGGCTTCGTTCTTTATCTACCACAGTGGCGCTGATATTGTCTGTAGTTTGTTTCAGCTCTGCCATAGACCGATTGATATTCAAGATGTCATTGGCTGATTTTGTTGCCTTAGAAATAGCATCTGATGTCTCGGCATCCATCTTTTTGATAGATAGTGTGCCGTCTTCTATCCATTCTTCCTTGAATGTCGGATTGATAACGCATGTATATTCTGCCGACCGGAAACCTTCTCCGATGAGATCAAAGTAAGCAGCGGAAACATCGTAAATGGACGGTTTGCCGTGATACACATAACAAGACGTTGCTGAGTCTACAACCTCGGCTACTCCCACTCCGTTGATGTATAGTCGCACCCCAATAACATTAGGAGGGAACTCTTCGACAACGATGTTTGCTCCACGCGGAATTTCTGTGCAGGTAATGTTCTTTGGCGCAGGAGGTTTTGGATAGTTGTACTTCACCGTAGCAGGATAACTCGGCTTTTTGAGAGAGTTAATTGCATAGAGGTAAACTGTTCCAACACGCGACGTAAGATGCACCGCAATAGATGTGTCTGGTGTCCTGCCCAACATGCCTATTGGTGAGCCGACATTTTCGTTTAAGCGAAGTTCATAGTAGATGACATCCGAATCGGGGACATCATCCCACATAAAAAGAAACTCTCTTCTAAAGTTGTATCGCAGGTTATACGGCATGGAAGGAACGGTTTCCCTGGGTGTAACCTTCACAAACACTTCTGGTGCGCTGTCTAAGTCAGATGTAGTTCCGCTTTTGTTCTTCGCCACCACCCGGATGCGATATGTTTCCCCCAGCACGGCACGACGCAAGATAAACTCGCGAGGACTCTCTCCGGCAAATTTCCACTCTCTGCTCCAACCGATTTCGTCTGCTGGTACACCCTCGTCAAATATGCCGATTTCTGTTCCGACAGCAGCCTTTGTCTTATAGTATACTTGACCACATTCGATAGATGGACTTACTGGCAGATCGAAGAGAACGTGAATGTCATATCTTGTGCTCCCGTCTTCGTTTAACCTCCGCTGCGTATGTGCTCTCACGTTTTTTGCATCTTTGGGAGGTATCTCGTTTTCTTCTGTCACCATGCTTTTGGCACCGATGTAGTTATGCCAGTGAATACCACCGCTCAGCTCGTCACCATAGAGAGAGTCATTGTATTGACGACCGCTTATTTCGTAGTCGCCTTCTTCTGTTTCTTTTATCTCTGCGATGCGGATGGGAAGACCATCAAACACGCCATGATAAGAAATGGTCACAACATCACCCGGCTCAAGATGCATACCCTCCACGCCAGTCTTAAAAGATAGCTGCAAGGGACACGCGAGGTTCTGATCGCGATAGAATCTAGCCAACCGTAAGGCTTGATACTGCGACGTGCAGCCATTAAGCTGAACTTCTTTTATGATGATCTTCTGGCGCTCTTTCTGGTCAGCATAGTCCTCGCAGATGCAATGTACAGTCTTCCAGTTGTTACGCGGGTCTACGATTGCCACACTGTATTTATTCGGCGTTTCAGACAAAGCCAAAGGAGCTACGGATAGATCAAAGCAGTTATCATCGTTGAACTTATATGATATGGGTGTTTCTCTTTCGATGCGGAGTTTGAACTTGCCGTTTGTAAACGTCATATAGCCACAGAAATTAGCCAAGATTTCTTGAAGCCATTCAATAGCACTCATTCGTTGGTCGATAATCATGTTGAGTTCATACCGTTTTTCACGAACCATAACACCCACAGGGTCAAGATACGATATAATCTCATCGCAATAGTCGGCAGACTCTTTGAAGCTATCCTCATCTAACATCTCTGGGGTTATCCATTTCCCCAAGCCATAACGCTTTGAAAGCAAAAAGTCTCTCAGGCACATCGCGGGATTTGTGGAATATTCAGCCTTTCCAGAGCGCGTGTCCATAACCTTGAGTCCTTCAACCAAACACGACACAGATGGATTGCCATTCAGCTCTTCCGATACGGTGAAATACATGTCGAGCCAAGCCATCTTTGGATAGCCACCTGTCTCATCGTAGTTCTCCGGAGGCTCGCAGTCGTGGAATGTGTATGACGTGCCACCAGTAACAGTGTCCATCGTAAGCGCCGCAAAATCTGCATAACACCCTGAATCTATATTATGAAGATCCCCCGGATATTTGCTTGTAGCGGCAAACGGAAATGCTTGCCAACCATCGCCCAAACGATTGATATACGAGATAAGACCAGAGATACTGACTTGCCACTCCCAGAATGACTTATCGCTGCTTCCTTCAAGATCGCTCTTGTTTACCAACTGAACTTCTTTCGATTTATCTCCATAAGTGAGTGTGAGCTTTTTGCCCGATAAATGGATTCCAGCGTTCTCGTACTTGATGTTCCGAACAGTAAAGACCACACCGCTTTTGTTTTCTTTTTCGTTTCCTTTTGTCGGTACAAGAAGCTCGTTTGCAGTTACACTAACAATCTTATTGATCCCGCCTTCACACAAGACAACATGTTTATGGAGCTGCTTTGCATCTGCGTCTGTCTGATGGAACGTCTGATTGCCTGTAATTAACCGTCTTCCGTATACGAGCTGCACAGGTATGTCTGCGGTCATTTGCTCTTGCTGTCTATCGAAACGCTGAACGCTTACATTGCCCCGAGAGTCTGCACTTGGTCTATGCGTAGCTGTCCACACGCTACTAAATAGCGATGCGCCCATGACGAAACGGGAAATAGCACTAAGCCCTGCTCCAAAGAAGCCGAATCCCGCCGACACGAATCCAAAAAGAATCGCGCCGAAGAGCTTACCTCCACTTTTTCCTCCACCCTTGAAATGGGCATGTCTAAACAGTCGTTTTGCTAGTCGTTCTGTCTCTTTGTCGCACGGCTGAAATGGCTGCCAAGAATAACCGTATCTGTTGTTCTGAATATCAAATAATGCCCCATCGAAGAAATTGAACATCATTTCACCTACCTATATTGAGTCTCTAAGGGAATAGACGGGAATCCGCTAAAGTGTTTCATGTTGTTGTACTTGCGGCACATATCAGCAGATTTATCGCACCCCTTTTGAAGAGTGACAACCATTCCTCGTACATCTTGGGTGAAGTTGACATTGAGAGTAATGGTATTCCCTTCCGATTTGTGAATAACCCTAGACTCCCCTTCGACAGAGGCAACACCGTTGCGCCAGTAGTTACTAGGCCACGATCCTTGAACAGTAATCTTGTTTCCATCTACACCAGAAATGCCGACTTTTTCTACCCCCAAGTCCATGCCACATTCAGCGTCACCGAACTCACTGTTGCACGCAAGACGAAAATCGCGATTAGGACATTCGATGTCAGGTATGCGTGATTTAACCTTGCAAACAAACTGCCCATCGGAATAAGAAGGCTCGTCGATGTAGCCAGAAAACACGAGCTGAATTATACTTGGGTCTGACAAAGACTCCGGATAAGATATACGCGCTATAGTCGCATTACACCCTCGAAAATCAAAACCCTGAATAACATAAGACAACAACTCATAGGAGCAGTCGCCCAACGTAACTTCACAGGCATCAGTGATGTTGTCCATGCTCTTTGTGATTTCTCCCCGCTTAAACGGCACTGCGATATATTTTTCACCGTTATACACGATGTCTTCATCACAAGCTGCTATACGAGTGATCCCATTGCGTAACTCCAAGACATACAGCTCTATAAAAAACGGATTGCCGCTCTCTTTGGCCGTTTCCATTTGAACTGGTAATGTTGATGGCATATATTCACCTCTTTCTCCGAAAAGCATATTTGAAGTATCTGCTCCACCAGTCGCGATGATAGATGGTACTTGTCGTTTTACCGAACTTCACAGGTATCTGCATGGCCAACAGTTTCCCATACGAAAGGTATATCCCGAGATGAACTTCTCCTTCGATTCCAAAGACGACCAGATCGCCATATTGTAGGTTTTCGTATGTAACCCTATCCATGTTTTTTAGAAGGTATGTATAGAGTCTGCGCCATGCGCCAAAACTCTTACCCTCTATAATAGGTTTACCGTCCTCGATGTGCTCCTTATATCCATGCTCGCGATAGAATAAACGACACAAACCTAAACAGTCGCATTTATCAAAAGAGGACTCCCCAAAATAATGAGGAATCCCCACAAACTTATTGATGTCGTGCACACTATCTGTGTTCTTTGTCATTGACTACCTCCAAATCCATACTTGTCTTATAGCCAACGATACGCTGCTGCTCTCTGAGGTCTGTTATTTCAAGCGAATCGGGAAGTATAACCTTATAAGTAAAACCGCCTTTTTTCATAAGCAACGGAATACGGCAATGAGAGTTGAACAAGTCGATGATCTTGTCCCTGTCTTTCTTTAGACCGCTCCAATTACAAGACAGTTTTTCGTGTGGATAGGTAGATTTAATGCGTCTACCTTCTGCGCCCATCTCCAAAACTTGCACGTTATGGTCGATCGACTGCTTGACCTCGCCATGAGGGGAAGGAAGCATGTCTGTTTCCGATGGCAGCCCATACCTCTTTTTTTGCTTCTTCACGGAAAGGTCTACCGTGCATTTGAATCCAACGGGGGTAGCGCACTCGTACAACCTTGTAATGTTCAGCACATCGGAGAAATGGCAAACCTCTCCAATACCGTCATATTCAAAAAGAAACGGCTTGTACTGTCCCTTGTGGTCGTTGTAGAACCGAATCAATCGCTCCATGTCCTTGGTCAAACCAGACACGGTAAACGAATATTTCTTCTTCGATGCGATGCGCGTGCGCTTGTACTTCTTGTAGCCGCTTTCATATTCAGTTTCCTTACTCCCCCACGAGTATGTGATCTTGACTTCTCCATGAGGAAAGAACAAAAACTTATCTAAAGCCATGCTTCTGATGACCTCCCATGATTCTGTTGAACGCCCTAGGATTCTTCGCAATAGCCTTCATGACTTCCGCGCTAGACGCTTGCGTGTTGAGGATAACTGGCTGAACAGGAGCATCCTGCTTATTCCCTTCTCTAACGTCCTCTCGAAGCCCAGCAAGCAGGTTTTCCATTTTCTCGTTTGATGCCATCCTTATTGCACCATTGGCTTGGTTGAACCTACGATAGCTTTCCATAGTAGATGGTTTCATCGAAGGACTCATACTTGTTCCCAACGAACCACCATCCATGTAGCGTTTAAGTCCGTCCATAGCAGGCGCAAGTTCTGGCTGATTGTTGAGCATATCGAGAAAAGGGATTCCCAGTTTATCTACGCTGTCTTTTTTGATGATATACTCGCCATCAGACGTGCGGATAAATTGTCTCCGATGAGCCAGATACGTCAAGATACTATCACTAGTACCCGTGCCAGCTCCACGGATAAGACCGCTCCTCGACGAACCACCAGACGCAAACCCTGGGACACCACTAGGAACATAACCACCTTTAGCAAATATGCCAAAAATAGAGGACAATCCAAACCCGCTAGATGCGGACGAAACAGCCATCTGTGCAGTTAAAGCTCCAATAGCCATAGTGTTGGCCGTCGTGACCGTCGCATCGGTAGCCGTGGATGCTTGCTGCGTAACCGTCGCCAACTGAGTAGCGGTATTTCCCAACGTCTGAACCGTGGTTCCCGTGGTAGTAACAGCCGTGTTCGCTGTAGTAGCTGCTATCTGAGCGGTCATGGCGGTCGTGAGACTCTGTACGGTATTCCCTATCCCACCGTCATATCCAATTCCGCTGCCATTTTGAATAGATGGGAAGAATCTGCTCTGATAGAATGTTGACATCGCCGAACCTACAAGGGATTGAGTCCTCGCGGTCGGATTCCTTCGAGAATATTTTCCACCAAGAATATCGTCCATCGCACCCATGCTTTCATGCTTGACACCAAAGATGTTATCAAAACTTCTCCGAATCGTAATAGATGCAATTTGTTTCACGATGTCTCTCAAAATATCTTTCAAGGAATTTCCCTGGACAATCAGCTTATCGAAGAAATCAGTAGCCATGTCGCTTTCTACACGGTGCAATTCCTCGGCGAGTTTACGGTAGTTTTCTGTCGCTTCCTTGACAGCTTCGCTCTGAGATATTACAGCCTTTTCTGCATTTCGGTATGCCTCTGTGCCGTTCTGGACAATCGACGTATTGACTTCTATAGACTTTGTGAGCCTGTCGACTTCTTCCTTTTCTTCTCTCGTGCGGTCTTTCTTTTGCCTGAGAACCGCAAGAGCCTTCTTGTCCGCTTCGATTTGCCTCTTGGCTTCGTCTATCTGTTTGTCGTTATTCGCTTTTTCTTGAGCAAGTCGTTCTTTAAGTCTAGCCAACTCTGCTTCTGCAAGAACCTTCTCCTGCTTTGCTCGTTCCGTCTGTTCAAGCCAGTTGCGTTCTGTACCGTTTTCGTCAACAGCGCTAGATAAAATGCTACGCTTATATTCGTATGCTTCACGCGGGTTGAGATACCCACGGAGAGAATTAAGCCTATACATCTGGTCTTCGTGCTGATCGGTAATGCTGTCCCGCGATTTACGCAGTGCTTCCGCTTGCTCTATGATTTTACCGCTGTCCTTACCGCCGACTTTTTCAAAACGCTCTTTCTGCTCGTCTAATGTGAGGTCAGCCCAAGACATGTTGTCGTTCTTCAAGGCTCGTTCGATTTCCGGGTGCTGCAAAAGGAAGTCGTTCACCTTTGTTTGTGCGCGGATATATGCTTGGTCTACGACACGCTTCTGCTTCGATAAATCAGTCAGTCGCTCAAGCTCTGCGATATATTCTTTCTGCGAATCGGAGAAATTATCTCCATAGAACTTCTTGGAGTTTTCGATTCTTTTAGATGTCATCTTATATTTTTCTTCCGACATCTCCATGAATTTCTGAAACTCTTTTGCGTAGTCATAGCCAAGACTGTAGATAGAGCCGTTATTGTTGCCGTAGTATTTCGCGAGAAGGTCATCCTTGTACTGGGCATCCGAGCCAACGCTCATACCACCATTTGCGATATTCGTTTTGATAATCCATGCAGGCGTTTGATATGACTCATGCTCTGCAAGTGTTCTGGTGATAATCTTGTCGGCATCAGAGGAGTTTCCTACGATATTGCCATCGCCAGAGTAAATCATGACGTGAACATTCTGCCCGTCGCCATCGGACGCAGGGTTAGAATCTCTTGAAACCCCCAAATCGTTAAAGGAAATAATATCGCCTTTTTCGAGTTGAGACTCGCTGAATGGAATAACGCTGTACCCATCACTAATCATACGCTCGATCAGAGTCGGAACTCGGAATACTTGGTCGTCATACAAACCCTTAAAGTAGCCCTCTACTCCTGCAAGAATTTGATCCACAGCCTCGACGCAGCCCACAGCATGATTCATCATCGTCTGCCCAAGGTTATTGTTGATACTGGCATCCAGCAGAGACAAGGACTCAGCGCCATCGGAAAAACCAGTTCCTTTTGCGTTACGCTTGGGAACAGCACCCGCAGCGTTTTTGAAGTCATAATGCTTATCCATGTACTCGGAATTTGCCACTGTCTGAGCAATAATAGAATTTGCTTCTTCTTCACTTTTTCCGATTCGGAGAAGATATTGCTTAGATGCGTCCTCAAAAGAGGCTACTCCGTTGTCAAGAATCTCGTTCCACACGTCAGCAAAGACTCCAAAACTATTGTGGGCATTACGCGTATATTCAGAGGCGTATTTCTCCCACATATCAGACGTAACCCCCAATGGGTTATCAAACGAATCCGACTTCATACTGTGCACATCTGTACCGTTGATCGCCGCAGCAAGTGACATGAGCGCGGAAATCGAAGCCCTGCCTTTGAGTGGACCGTTCTCTCCTTCTAAGACAGCAGCTACACCTTTATCGAACTCTGAATCAAAAGACCATTCCTCTTTGTCTTCTTTTCCCTTGCGCCCTTCTTTGCTTTCTTTGCCCTTGCCACTACCGCCTTTTTCATCTGGCATTGTTGCATCGCGGTCGTAGTTGCGGTTCTCATTTGTGTTGTCGATGTCTTCGGGGAGCTTAACACGAGTTCTCATGTCCGTGTACCCACCAAGAACTGCTTCTTTAGGAGCAAGTGACTCGTTGAGCCTTCCAAGCTCTTCAATCTCTTCGCCTAGTTTGTTAAACTTCTCTGGGTCAGAATAGAAGTCGGTGGCTATTGAAAGATGTTCGTCTCTCTTGTCCTTGTTCCACTCGGAGAGTCTTTTTGCTTCTGATGCTTGATTTTCATACTCTTCTTTTACCGAATCTGGTATAAACTTGTCCGAAGCCATTGTTTCGTATTCTTGCGCTCTCATGGCATAGAAATTACCAAGAACTTCTCTCCCTGTAGCTCTAAGCATATACAAAAGACGATAGCCCAAGGCAAGTTTTCCTACAGCATAAAGTTCCGTCTTTAAGGACTCTATGCGTGACCTTGTTGTTTCTATAGCGGTTCTTGTGCTCTCCACATCAGCACGAGCTGCTTCTTCCTTGTCAGTAATCATCTGGATAGCTTTTTCTTTATCAGCTTTGGAAAGTTTCTCGATTTGCTCAAGGTTCATTTTGCCATCTTCCATAAACTGATCGGAGTTTTCGTGCAAGATAACCGCAAGACGCTCGCTAATAAGCTCCATGTTCTTCTTTATCTCATTCTGGCGCTCTAGCGAATCGGAAGAATTGTCTGATGCAGCCTCAAGTGACGTTAATTCATCTGCAAGTTCATTATACTTCTTCGCAAGTCGCTCCGCTTCTTCGCTGTTCCTTTTGCTTTGCTCTTCCATTTCCTGTGCGGAAACAACGGCATCTTCCATCTCCTGCTTTAGCTTCTCAGTCTTCTCAGCAGCTTCGCCTATTCCGTCTGCTTCCACCACAAAAGATATAGCAGCTACAGCAGCCAAAGAGATGAGCATACCTTGAAGCCCGCCAAAAACAGCGGTCAACCCCATTGCAGCCGATGCCGCTCCGTTTGATGCCGCAGACAAGAGTCTCAAAGCCCCCGCGCCTTTTTGAGCCGCAGGAGCAACTTTTTGAACCATGGGAACTGCCCGCGCCGTCGCCAAGTTCATCTTTCTTGTATTTGCAGCAGCAGTTTGCGACAAATTGGAATACCTTTTTAGGCTTGCCCCACCTTGTCTAAGCATAACCCCATTTTGACCTAAGACCATATTCGTTCTCGTCAGTCCTGCTCTCATGGTAGTCTGTGCAGCGGTAGCACTCGAAGCAGCTCCGCTTTGTCGCACTAAGGCAGACGTATTGCTTCCGTGAGCCGCAGTGTTCGTTGCCAAGACTCTGCTTTGCGTACTCAATGCAGTCGTTTCCGCAGCCACACTTCTCGCCGCATTTGCATGAGCCGTGGCATTTGCTGTTGTCGCAGACGTATTCGCACTGGTGACCGATGTGGAACCCGTCGTAGCACCCGCCGTAGAGCGCGATAGATAGCCAGACGTTTTGTTAAACTGAGTATCGCGTCTTGAGAAATAATTGGCTTTCGTGTCAGTAACAGTGCCAGAACCAATGCTAGGTATTATCCCTGTAACGCCAACACCAGAAGCTCGCGTAGCAGTCCAAGCCCCAGCAGCCCTTCCCGATGCGCGTGCAATCACATTCAAAAGCGGAGGAATCAGCTTGTATGCCGCAACGACTCCCATGATTCCCTTTGTCCATGTGTAAGCGTGAGATTCTGTTGTACTCATACCCTTGGTTATATGGATAAGCAAATTGAGAATCCACTTCATGTCATTAACCAAACCGTCAGCGCCAGCTTGCTGAAAAACAGACGCGATATTCGCTTTGAGCGTTTCGATTTTGCGGTACATCGTGTCCATCTGAAACTCAAGCTGTTTATTCGTGAACCCAGCAGAATTACGAGCAACACCTAATGCACGCTGAATCTCCTCGTAGTTGTGAAGGATTGCCGACACCTTGGAAACTTGAAACTTACCACCAGAAATGGCAAGCAAGAAATCAGTAACACCCTTTGTGTCTTTTGGTGTGGTTTTTAGAGCCAAAGAGATGTCCATAATCAGGTCTTGGATAGGACGCATCTCGGTTTTGCCTGTTTCTCCAACTCGATAAACCTCGATTCCAAAGTCTTGCATAGCCTTAATGGCTTTATCTGACTGCATCGAAGAGAACATAGACTTGAGTGTAGTACCGATCTCGTTACCCGTCTTGGCCGTGCTACGAACACCAGTTGCAATAAGAGCGTTCAAGAACTCAAACGAGACACCTGCTGCGCTTGCCGATGCGCCTGCTTGACGAACACCTTCCGTTAGGTCTTGTGCCGATGCGCCAGACTGGTGAGCCAGTGCCGTCCAGATGTCGAGGATATGAGCAGAACGTGCCATCAAAAGGTTAGAGTCGTTTGTCTGCATGTTAAACTGAGCAAGAGCGGACTCAAGACCTCTCGTAGCTTCCAACATGTCGAAGTTATCAACGGTGGCCATTTTTGCCGCTTGCATCGTAAGAATGTTTGTATTCTCTGTGCCAAGGCTGTAATCTCCACGACCGTCATCATCGTGACCGTACATACGTCCGATAGACTTGCCTGCTTCCATAACGTCTCTGATGCTTTGCCCATATTTTCCCGCAATATCTGAAAATGCTTGGAACTGCTCATTGACATTCTTCTGACCTAGCTCAAGTTTTGGCAACACCTGCATGACACCAGCCATAGCAAGCTCATATTCTTTGATGTCGTGAAAAGCCTCGAATGGAGTATCAACAATAGCGTTCTCAATGGCATTACCGATCTTCCAGTTTGCTGCTTCTCTTGCGCGTTTGATGATGTTTCCAAAAGTAAGCTCAGTTCTTGCCGCCTTAGAAATTTGTCGATTGAACTCTTCCGCTTGATTGTTGAGTCGCATAAGCTCTGTACGGGCTTTCTCGAAGCGAATTTTGTCTGCTTCATTGCCAGTACGCTTAAAGGCATGGAACATATTTTCCGCAGTTTCCCGAGCCTTATTTAACTCTTGACGGAACCTCTGATATGCTGCCAACGGAGGCTTATCATCCTGCCACCTATTGACGCCCACCATCATGTTCTCTGGGGATATGCGCCCCGCAAGGTTTGTTTGTCCCATCGAAAGAAGAGTTTGTTTGATTTTGTTGATGCGTGCAATCTCTGCGTTAAAGGCCGCTTGTGTGTAGACTAAACCACCATTTCCCTTATGCTGATTGATACGTCTCTGAATTTCTTCGATGCGAGAATTTAGAGAAGCCAACCTATTCGCATCTGACTCTCTTTTCTTTGCCGCCTTTTCCTGTTCGCGCTGTGCTCGAAGGTCTGCTTGTTCCTGCTGCCTCCTTGCTCTCTCGATATTACGCAATCTCTCCTTCTCAGCTCTCTCCGATGCCGCCTGCGCTCTCTGGTTTGCGCTGTTGTCGTTCTTGACTCTAGCCTCACTCATCAATGCCTTGACTTCCGCATACCTTTTCTCGAAGTTATCCAACTGCTGTTTGAGGCTATTGATAAGACTGTCATTTCCCATCGAAAGAGAAAGTGCGCGTTCAAACTCCTTGCGTACAGAACCTAGGTCACCCATTTCCGCTTTCATGCGTGCAATTTGCTGAGTAAGACTATTAAGCACATCGATATTCTGCTTCCACGACGAAGTGTCGACGACACCCTTGCCAACCTTGGCGTATTCCTTCTGCATCTCACGAATCAGTTTTGTCTGCTGCTGAATGAGCGTCTTGACTACTTCCGCATTGGTCTTCTGAACTTTCGTGCTGTCATTCGACGACTCTGCGATTTTCGTGATCGCATTACGCATAGAACCCATGAGAGTTGTGACGTTGTTGAATTTGATATTTGAAACCTTGTCCAAAGCCGCCGCAAGCTCATTTATCTGAGTGATCGCGTCATGAGCCTTGAAGATAAGGTCTGTTTGCAGTTTTTGTGATTTGTCTGCCATTTTTTGAGAAAATACCTCCTATACGATGGATTTTTAGACAAGGTTATGATATGATGTACTTGAAACGATGAACAACAATAAGAATCGAGCGGAATAAGGAAAGAGAAAACAAAGAAATGGAGATGATAGACATGAAAAGGAAGATTTTGATGGTGTTTGCGGTTCTGGTGGTGTATCTTGCGTGCATGTTTGCCTCACAGTGCATGGCCAAGCCCACACAACTCGTAGACTACGACGCACAGACATTCTTCGAGAACTATAAGCTAGCGTGCGAAGAAAACCCTAGGTTCTTCAACGCAGCACTGGCAACAGGGGAATTTACTTATCAGGGAGAAACTGGCTTGTATAAGAAGTATCTGTTCCATGTCGGCAAAAACGCCACTGTATCTGTTTACGAGAACAAGTCTGGATATGTGTCAACTGTAGAGGTAGAAAGCGGATTCAACAGCGAAGAAGAAAAAACCAGTTACGCCTCCTCAACTATATGCGTAGAACACGTCCTTAGTCTTGATCGTGCTGAAAGAACGTGTCTAGGCGACACCAAAAACGAAAAAGTGAACTTCTCGGATACTATGCACGTAATCGAAGGGTACGGAAAGGTCTACAGCAGTATAAACAAAAGATGGATTCACCTAACCTTAAAACTTGTTTCCGTTAAGGCAGGAAATGACTGGAAAAAGACTTCGCTTTCTTACTTCTCCGCTGACGACGAAGAATAACGAGTGTTTTGTATGCTGAAACCTTGCAAACATCGTGCGAATCGAAGAAATAGGAGGTGTAAATCATGTTTTTCGTAGGTACTGTTCCTACTGTGCTCGCTGTCTTGGTTATGTTCTTCTTGCTCATGAGGAAAGACGGAGCTGTGCTCGGTGTCATTGCCGGAATAGCCATTATTTTCATACCAGACTACGGAAGGGTTTTGGTCTTTGGCTTTCTCTGTGGCCTGACGTTATGGGCTTTAGCAGACAATCTTTTTGGAGCGGCGAAGCCTTGGTTTACCCTGCTTGAACCTACGACACCCTACCTAGAAAACAAATATTGGATGCTCTTAGCAAAAGCGGCAGACTACACAGGTGCAGTTTCGCTTATAGGGTTCTACCTGTCTATGGGTCTTGTTGTCACGAACCTTTTCTTTACCGAAACAAACTTTGTAAAAATGACGATCGACAACAGAGACGTGTCTCCCGTTTATGTCTGGATATGGTCTATAACCTTTTTGGCAACAGTCCTCTTTATAGGATTTGCTTTTGTTCGCGACATAATGTCTATGGTAATCGACATTAAGAATAAGCCAGACCTACATATTTGACAAAAAATCCTAGCTGTTTGCCAACATAAATTCCATAAACTCTTCCGCGCCGCCACGAGTCGTCTGGATTCCTTCCAGTTCGGCTCTTTCTTTTTCAGCATTGAGACTCATGCCGTCCATCAATTCTTCCAGTTCGGGAAAGGACAGCTCATTGATGTCTCTCACTGTCATAGACGTGTTTTTTACGATGGAAGCGACAAGTTCATTCCACTGGACTCCGCTTTCTTTTTTTTTGCCTCTTTATAGCCGCTGATGCCGAAGAATACGTTAAAGATTCGAGGAATCATAGCCATATCGACAAAGCCCGCGATTTCTTCCTCCGAACACTTGCCACCAAAAGCCATCACCAAAAGCTCCATCATCGCATTATACGGCTCGTCCGAAAAGGCTTCCGATGCGTCAACGTCCTTGCCGGATGTTTCCTTCTCCTGCATCTCCGTCATTTTCTTCAAGTCGGGAGAAAGGAAGTTCAAAATAGCCATATCTGTATGGAACTTTGTGATAAAATGGCGCAGTTTGTTCTTGTCTTTGATAAGCGCGGGGAAAATTTCCCTATCCTTGCCATCTCGGCATCGGATAAAATTGTCGTCTTTCGTTTCCGTTTCTGCTCCCATATTTACCTCCTATCTATGTTTATATATTCCATATACAAAGAAAAAAGGAGCTACCTTTCGATAGCCCCACAATTTCCTATATGCTGACGACGGATTACTCCGTGATGTCAACCACCGCGAACGACCAGAACTTGCCGTCCTCGCGCTCAGGATCGGCAATACCGAACTCAAGCTCAGGAGCGAAAGCGTTCTTGTGCTTAAGGTCGAGCTTAAGAGAGCCGTCGGAACGCGCCTTGTAGATCGTAATCATCATCTGAACCTTGCGGCCATCCTTCTGAATCATCGGCTTGGAGCGGAAGAGAATCTGGACGTAGCCCGGAACAGCAACCGTGTCAACGTCAACGCCGATAGCCTTCGTCGCAGTCTTGTAGCAATACGTGGCCAAGAGCTTCTTGTTCGCATACGACGTGTCAACCTTGTTTGCCGTAACAGGGACAGCCTTGCGATCAGAGTCAACCAGCATGAGCGTACTCAAGTCTGCCTCCGTAGCGTGAGCAAGAGTGAAGCCGCCGTCCGTCTGAATCTCAACCTCCTCGTCCATAGCAAAGACCGTGGCTTTCGCCGCCATGCCAACGCCCTGCGTCAGTGCGACCGTCTGCGCGTCCATAGAAGCGTTCTTGAAGCTGACCTTGCCGTTCTTCTCCGTCTGGTACTGGTAGAGGCTCGTGTTCGACTCACCACCGTAGATGTCCTCCATCTTAGACGAGAACTCGAAGTTTGCCTCCTGCAAGTGAATGTAGCCGACGTTGCCATGACCATCATTGATGATGGCTCGACCAGTGCCCTCTACAAAATAGCTCGTATTCTTTGTCAAGTTTTCCATATTTTTGTCTCCTTTTTGTTTTGAAATGATTTTTTGAAATGGGTTATGTTTTTTGATGTCGTTTGTTTACTCTGTCAAGCAACCTCTGATGCTACGGAGGTTCTACGACGATCTACGACGATCTATGCCCATATAAGCGGTCGATACTTCTCCGAATAGATAAAGACACCTTTCACATCGGAAGCAATACTTGCTCTTGAGGTGCAAAAGATGTCCATATCCTGTAGAATCTGTGTAACAATCCGCTTTAGCTTTTTGATGTCGCTGTGGCTCTTGCAGTAGTAGTCTACGGTCAAGAATCCGCGAATGGCATAAATGTTGTCTGTCTCCGTTGCGCTGCTGAAATACATGCTGATGAAGTTTACATTGTCTGCCGTGGCATAAGACATCGGAGTAATTTCTCTATGAATACGCTCCGATCTCGCCTTTGGAGTCGTAGGATTGCCCAAGAGAGCTGTCAATTCTGCATTTTTCCAACACGCAGCATATACTGTGTCCAGCAACTCCATATCATCCAGCATATATAATCACCTTCTTTGGAAACTCTTTCATAACGTCTGTAATCACGTTTGCAATCGCTTCTTGAATCTCTTTATACAGCTCTGGCTCAAGGGATTTCACCGTTTCTTTGATAACGTGTTTTGCACGAATCGGAAAGAATAGTGGCTGTCCATAGAAAGTTTCGATAACTTTTCCTTTTAGGCCACCGTGAGAGAAATGACGCTTCCCGTCCAAGTCCTCATAGTACCCATAATCCCTGCCGACTGTAGCCAAGGCATGACCAAGGCGATCTTTGTTAAAAAGAGAACTGTTTACATAGTCGCTGAGGAAGGGATTGTCCTTTGTTTCCATAAGACTGCCCTTGCCATATTCCGCAATCCATGCTTTCTGACCTGTGGCGCATATAGCCCTTGCAACAACGTCTTGAGCTACCGTAAGCTCCATGTCTCCGATCGAAGCATCTCCGTCAATGTTGTCCAGTGATGCCCACCGCTGCACTACGATTTCTTGAGCCGCTTTGCAGTATCTCTGCACGACGACGCGAACCGAACTAAGAAACTCTTCTCTGTAGTCTTTCAACTCAGCCAAAACTCCTGTTGTCGTTCGATGTCTGTACCGCAAGCAGGCCGTCAAATTTCGTGGTATCAATCGCATCGACGCAGAAGTTCTGCCCGTCTAAAACGATTCTATCCATTTCTTTGACTCCACACTTAGGTAAGCGGAACTCTTTTGTTGTGCTTGGGAGTAATCCGGCATCCAAGAGACGCATTGTTGCGTTCACGGTGACATGGTTTGTCGGCACGGTGTCTATAAGACTAAGCTCGCTTCCAACAACCTCGTCATATTCGTCGTATTTCGGTGTAGACCTGTATATCTTGGCTTCTCCATTACATCTGTAAACGGTAGCCTGAACAGATTCGTCCGATTTGCGAACAGAAATAGTGAGAAATTGCGTAGGCGTATTCTGTAATCCCACCTTGGCAGAAAATATATCACCGTTCTCAAGTTTTGTATCTTCTTGGAGCAAGCATGTATAAACAAAATTGCTCTTGAAGTTGCTTGAAGATGACCTGCCAACACGAGAAAATACAGCCTTTTCGGAAGCCTTACCTTTGATGTCGATCGGCTTCTTGAGTCGATTAAACTGTGCCAGCAAGACTATCCAACCCCTTTAGAAGCATTTTGATGTCCGACGTAAAGAAGCTGTCATCACTCATCATGACTTGGAAATCTAGCGATGTAAGCTGCTTCGCCCCGCTGAAAGACTTTGCCTGACGAATATTGCACGCCAACATGCCGCAAGCGTCTTTGAGTCTCTGAGGGTATTCCTTGAATCCGGAAGTATATGTGACTTCGATAGACAACGGCTTGAATCCGTAGACCAACGGCGCGATGCCGTAACTTCCCGAATAGGTAAAGTAGCCGTCCATCTCTGGGTCAAGGTCGATGTCTTCCAAATTGGCTTCCATCTTTTCCCTTCCAAACATGCAGTCATAGACAATCTGAGCCTTTTTCAGCTCTGCCACTGGCGCGTGTTTGAGCTTTCCCCTGCGAGTCTTATTGATTTTCACAATGTCGCGAAACGTCTTAAGCTCATACGAACGACCAAGATAACCGTCAATCAAACTTGTGGCCATGCGAACGTCATCCATATTGAGTCCGTCCATAATGTTTTGATACGGGATCAGTTCTTCTTCTGTGATATAACTCACTCCACCAACCCCATTTCCTTTAGCTGAGCCAACTGCTCTGCCGTCACATTTGCCTTGCCGTCTCTCGGATAAATGACACTGCCCTGCAACTGGATAGCAATAACTTCCGAATCGGAAAAGGTCACGGATGTCATCTCAGTAGCGACTGTCGTGGACTCCTCAGGCGACATATTCTCTTCATCTGCTTTCTTCCTTGCCAATTCATCACCACCATTCTATTACTTATGTCCTATGTTCTCTGCATTTTTCTTCGATTTGCTTACTTCTTTGCCAGCTCCTCGAAAACGATTTTCTTCGGTAGCACTCCATGACAAACATACACGCTTGAAAACGGAGGATTTGCTGTCGGTTTATGGTCAAAATAGCTCTGATAATACGAAACTCGCTTATCAAAGTACATAATTTCAAACTCATTGTCCCGAAACATCTCGAACCTGCGCTTAGACTCGAACAATCCCACGACACCAACCAACATGGCAAACGGCTTTTCCAGAGAAAACAACCGTTCAAGAACTTCCGTCTTCAAAGAATATGGTGGATTTGATACGATAATGTCGCAACTTGGGACTAATGTATCAAAAAATCATCACCATTTTCGATGTGCGTATTGATGACCTTGCAGCCATGCTTTTTCAGAAGCGAAACGTACCTCGATTTGTCCGTGTCGAATGTACACCAAACAACACTAGACTGTTTCACATACTTCAAAAGAGGTTCTATCGCGTAATCTGGTGTATAAAATTCATCATTCTTACTGCCTGCAACAACATCCATCTTCATGCTTGTGTCACATAAAAAAGAGGAGCTGCACCTTGCGATGCAACTCCCTCCCATATCAACTTTTACAGACGATTAGGCCTGCTTGATGTCGATAATCATGTGACCGTACTTGGCCGCACGGACAATGAACGTATCGAAGAGAACAGAGATATAGCGCGTAGCCAGATCCTTCTCCGTGCCGAGCTGATAGATACGCGGCGTAGGCGATGCGACATACTGGCGCTCAATCTGCTTCTCGTCGAGAACGGCGATCTTATGCTCAGGGCAATAGATGTCCGTGATAATCGGCAGAATACCCGCAGCCGTCATAATGCCATTGACCTTGATGCCAGGGACAACCTCAACGTCATAGACCTTGATCTTATCCTTCTCGTCCATCTCCTGCGCATCGAGAAGAGCCTTGTCGATCGGATTCATGTAGATAGCCGTCGGACGAACAGCGTACTCCTTGTTGTTCATAAGAGCCGCGATGTTCGCAATGATGCCCTTCACAAGACGTGCGTCCTTGGCAATTTCACCCTTCTTCGTAATCTGCGTAATCAGAGAGCAGTATTCGGGCGAGGTAGAATCCATGAGGCTCGTGGCTGCACCCGTCCATACGGCGCGATCCTGTGCGTCAAGCATATCCGTGACAACCTCATCGAGAGCCTGTGCTTCCAGATTGCCGAACGTGCTGCCTTGCTGAATGTAGACCTCGCGATCAAACTTCGTGAACGTGATACCGTCAACGATAGCCTTGATGTAGGCGCTGTGCTCGACGTGGTCGATCTTCGTGTCAAGAAGATGGTCGATTGCACGCGGGTTGATGAACTTGTGCTTGCTCTCATGAGCTACCTTCTCAAAGTAGCGCGTAGGATGACCAGTCGCGGCCTTCACCTGAACGCGCTGAAGAAGTACGCCACGCTTGCGCGTGTTGTCAAGAATCTGCGGCTCAAAGACCGGGACATGAATCGCACCAGTGCCAATGTAATCTGCCGTTGCTGTTGCAAAAGTCATCTGACGGCTCATGCCGTTAAACATACGTTCCAAAATATCTTCTCCTTTTTGTTTGTGATTTTTCTTATCGGTTTAGCCTGGTTTTAGGCGTTCTTGAACTCGGCGCGATGCTCGTTCCAGAGATCAACCTTCTTCGCCCACTTCTGATCGGGAGTAAGGTTCTCGTCTGCGTCGATTTCCGCTGCAAGCTCCATAGCCGTCTTTTCCTTCGGTTCGGACATCTGGGGAGTCGTACTGAAAGCCGCAGTCTTGCGAGCAGGAGCTGCCGTTGCGCTGGCAGTCGTTTTGTTCTCTGCCTGTACCTCCATTGCGCCAACTCCTGGATTCTGCTTCGTGGACTCAAACCCCGCCTTGATTGCATCCGCGATGACCGCTGTTACTGCAGAAAAATCAGCCTTGTTCTGATTCTTCGATTCGCCTGCATCGTTCGTGTCGCCGTTGGACTTGTTCTGTGCCGAAAGCTCCTGCACAGACTTCTCGAACTTCCCCATAGCTTCGTTGATTGCCTCAAACTTCGCCTCAAATGCCTTGTTCTGCTCCGAAAACATAGTTTCCAGAGCCTTCTTCGTCTCTTCGTTCAAATTTTCATCCTCCTGTTCTTGAATAGAGCACATAATTTTTGTACTCGTAAATGCTGCCTTGTTTTTGTAGAGAATCGCAACGCCTGTAAACCGCGCTCCGAACCCCGTAAGAATCTTGGTTTTTTCGTCTTCTCTAATCCCATCAAAATAAGCCTCGACCGAGCAGCCGAGACTTTCTTTCGCACATTCAATTGTGTCACACACATCGGGAAAATCATACTTCCAAAGATGTCCAGACACACGAATCTCATTCCCTATTAATTGAGCAGAGTCGATTACCCCCACCTTGAAACGTATATCGTGCTCTTTAAGATTCTGAGAAGAATCCTCAAACCATCCGTCATACCATGCCACGTTCACTCCGCTGCCGATAAGCGACTGTACGTCCATTCCTTCCGAACTGATTACAAACTGGTAGCCATCAGCCCCACCCTTGGGAGTTGCGTCTGTAGGAGTGTCCACATAGCCAACAACCGCGTCAAATTTCATGAAGTCAGGATTTTCACTTTGTGCAACGCTGAAAGATACGACATTAAGTTTCATCTGTTCCAACCTTTTTCTCTACCTCCTCTTTGCGATTTTTACCCAATCCGTTAAAGCCGCCGGACGAAACCGACTGAATTGCATACTTCTGATTCAAAGCAGATTTCATTTCTGCCTGTGTCATGTCATTGTATGGGCTTTCGATAGCTGGCTTGTCCAATGCGGCGCGATACTCACGAAGAGTAATGCCGTTGGTGTTCCACTGTTCCGCGATCAACTGCTGTCGTTGACGCTTCTGCTCCAAAGTGTCCTCAAAAACGAACTCAAACTTTATCACATCGGAAAGACCTAATCTGCCTATGATTTTTCGATTGATTGCATCTTGGAGTAGTAAACAGTGCGGACGGATAGCCTCATTGAGTAGCGATTCGTTCTGCTCCTCAACCGTAGACCTATCTGTGTTCGATCCCTGCCCCAGCTTCTTTGGGTCAATACCGAAAGAGAGTGCTATGATCGTGATAAGGTGCTTCTGCCATTCAAGATAAAGCTCAGAGTCTCCCTCCGCACCCAAGCGCAAGGAACTCGCGCCCTTTGTTCCCCCAAGAATAGGCATAAACCCTTTACCATATACCTCTTCCTCAAAATACTTCCGATAAGCCTGCAAGTCTTCTGCTGATACTCCCTCTCCAAGGTTGAGCGCGTTCTTTGGTACAGCATTAGATGCTTGATTTGTAGCGTATTCTTCTGCTTCAAGCAGAGCTACGATTTGCTCGAACGATGCCTCAAGAGGAGAAAGCCCAAACTGCTTATCCGTGGTCTTGTTATGCTGGATATACAGAACGTCTTTGTCATGCAGATAAACAGGATCGCCATAATGCCCGACACGCTGACAAAATCTAGGGAGAGAAGGGTCTTCATAGAACCCATTAACATACTCAAGAGAGAACCCATTTACGGGATATAACTTCATGGGCTGCCGAGAGTCGCCTGTAAAAACGATTTCCGCTGCACCATTGTCTCCGATAAGAGTCTCATTGATGACTTGCCCCCAGAAAGACCGATAGTCGTCCGTCTCGTTCGGCTTATTGATAACGTTCTCTACTGCTCGAATCAGCGTAGAATACGAACGCCTATCATTGGGCTTGGTGGGAACAATGCGCCAACTCTGAGCCAACACACCGTCACGAATCAAAGTGATTGCCCGATGAGGGATAGCATTGCGTGAAAATCTTCGCAAATTCTCTTCGTTGAGTTTCGGCACAGACGACTTGGGGACGCTGACTGTATACGGCACGATGGTAGAAATGGTCTGCCTTGTCGTATTGCCGTCATCTTTTGTAAATCCAAAACTGAACCTTCTGCCAAAAATTTTTATCTCCACTTGCCAAAAACACCCCCTATCCGTGCCATTCTAGGTTTCATTGTCGTGATACCACCAAATACGAGCTTGTTACTGACCGATGGAAACGCAGCAGAACAAATCATGTTGACCGCATCCATACCATCATCTGAGCCTTTCGGAAAGCGTAAAAACTCATTGATAAGCACGGTCTGGTCTTTGCGGAACTTGATATACTTGTTCTTGATTCTCGGAACTAAGCCCCTAAGCCGGATTTCCTTCGGAGTCTTGTCGTTGAACTCCGTTATGGGAATCTGAATACCAGCATTGAGGCCGCGTTTTGCCACCTCATCTTTGAACATGGCTTGAAACTGGACTGTCTCGATGCTGACCGAACGCAGTTTGTCGCTGTACTTCATGGCACCTGCAATAATCATCTCGATAAGACGATCCGGGTGATACCTTCCCATATTCACCTCAAGGATATACAGATACCCGTTGGCATCTTTACCTGCCCAAATGATAGCGGCTCTGTCTGAGCGACTTTTTCCCAACGACGGATCACATGCACCATAAACCCCGACGATTTCAGGAAGTTCATAGTAGTAGTCAAACCAGTCGGCAAGAAATTCTGCTTGAGAAGGGTCAACAGGCTCATTCTGGTACTCGGAAGCAAATGCCCCTGGGTCAGAAATCCGCAGTTCCATCATGTTCTCGTAGTAATCACGGCCAGACTGCGGCCACAGGGACTCAACACCGTCCAACATCTCTTCTCGATGTGCAACGTAGAATTGATAGGAGTCTTCGTATGCTTGGCTATTATTTTCGTCTAGCATCATGGCTTCCCATTCATCCCACAAAGGCGACTCGGAGAAATGCTGTATAGCTTGGTATCTCTTGCGATTCCACATAGAAAAAGACGGCTCTGTAAGCAGTTTTTGAAGCAACGATTCGTAGTGCAGCACCGTGCCGATGTAGATATAATCAGTGGTCGGAGTGCCTACGGGAATAAGCGCTTTCATAAACCAGTTAAACAGTTTCCGTCTTTGTGCTTCTGTTTCTACGGCTTCGTCATTTTCCAGATCGTCGATGATAACCAACTGGGGACGAATCGAACCGTATTTGTTACCCCTGAGCTTCTGTCCTGCACCTCTGCCATAGACTTGAACCTTGTTCGATGTGACGATTTTATCCTGCGCCCATTTTTCTTCTGACATAAGATTTCCAAAGTCACGTTGTATCAGTTCATTCTCTTCCAGCTCGGTCTTAATCGCCGATATAAAGCTCTTTGCTTGGTCTAGCGTATCTGATACGAGCAGTATGTTTTGCTTGTATTTATAGACGATACACCAGATGATGAGCAAAAAGGAAATAACCTGCGACTTGCCATGACCACGAGGAGCAGCACGAACGTAGTAATTCTTGCGTTTCTTGCGCCTAAGAATCATATCCTCAGCAGAAGCAAATACCTCTGTGTGCATTGGGCAAAATTCGCTTGAGAAAACCGTCGGAAAGTATGTCTTTGCGAACAACTCTAACGATTCCGCGCACTCTTTGACGCGTCTGCCTGTACTTTCTCTCGACAGGATAGCTTCGGTCGATGTGCCGTTCTCTATTGCAGCGGACAGTTCATCAAAAAACTTCTGTGCTTTCGCCATATATCAACCTCCTTTCGTATTTTGTGGTATAAAATTCATGCCTTGTCCCAGTCAGCATGACGGACGCTCCACGGCAACTTGGCCACCACGCGCCTCAAACCCAAATTTCTTCGACACGCTAGATAGAACGTATCGTATCGTAAACCTCGGATTTCCGAAGTTCTTCAAACACTTGAGATTTGACCTCTGGGTATCTGTCAAGGATTGCTATGACAACACCCAAAACCTTACGCACCTTCTGTAGTCCAAGCTGCTCTTTCTGAATCTGGCTTACCGTTCTGTTCAACTCAGCCAACTGCTTACAAGAATTAAGGTATGCGTTAGAGATGGACGCTATCTCGGACAACTTCTCTTCGTCCTCTTTTAGTTCGTCAAGAAGCGATTCCATTTTGTTTGTGTGCTTTGTTAAGCGATTGCGTACCTTCTTTGCCTCAGCCAGAGCATCAAAGTGTTCCATCGCCTTCGTTAGATGGTTACGGTACATGTCCGTCATTCCGTGAGACGTGCAATACCTGGAAACCGTCATCTTAGTGACAGGCTCTTCTCCCGCTGGAAGATAGCGGCTGTTAATCTCGTCGGCTATTTCCTCACAAGTAAGATCGCGTCGCATCGCAAGCACTTTCGCTCCAATGCCCATCTTGTCAATCTTCGTTTGTCTCTTCTCTTGAGCTATAGTGCCATCTCCTTTCAAAACTCTTTATGTATAGTTCTTTTATCCTATGTCTTATATTTTATAGGACTACTAGAACTACTTGTGTCTATTTCCTTTGTAGAAACGCACTTTTTCGCTAAAAACTATGCCACGCATATAAAGTGTCGCGTCGGTAAGGAAAGTGTGTCTGTAAAGCTATTCTTCGCTTTGTAGAGCGCGTAGAATTGATTCTAGGCTTTTCCTAGGCCTTGTTTTTTTGCTCTCTCCGACAAAACCCGCCTTTGCTCATCTGTGAGAGTCCTTTTCATAATCCCGCTGCGGAATGAAATGAGCTTCTCTGGAACTTCGTATTCAACCGCCGTGATGCCGTCACAGTTCTGATGTATACGCACCCTCTTGTAGATTTTGTCCAACTTGTTGATATAGCGCGTATCGCTCGCGTAGATTCTGGCGCAGCGCGTCTCTCGGTCAATGGTGATAACGCACTCCTGCTCCACTGTAGGTAGTCCCGCGAACTTCTCTTTTGGTTTTGTTGTCATACTCCGTGTCCTTTCTATGTCGGCAAAGCCGCCATCGGCATACCGCCGAATTTATTTTCACATCGAAGAAGATATTGTGTTTTGCTTATTGTCGGCGTAGCCGTGTTGTATAAGATCAGCTCTTCACGATCTCTGCCAGTCGGCGCAGCACATAATCTGAACAAGGTTTTGCCATGCCGTTGCCTAATGCTTTATATCTCGCAGAATCAGAACATGACTTGTCCTCGATGAGCGTATATCCGTCTGGTAAGCCCTGCAAGCGCTCACATTCAGTCGGAGTCAAACGACGAACAAAAGACTGACAGCACAAGTTCTCGCTGCCACCGACGATGTCACCACCAGAAGCTCGTAGCGATGTTGTATTGTCCACCTCTTCGTATTTAGCAAAAGAGGTCTTGGAAAACATAACACACTGTTGGTCGTGCATACAGTTGAGCGATCCTACTGTAGTCTGCAACTGCGACTGATTCGGCTGCCCATTGCCAACACATACTGCATGTCGGCCAACCGTATTCAACGTAAAGCATACGTCAGATAATCCGCTTCCTTGAGGGCCATTCTTCTCCGATCTGCCAATCATACTGCCTTGTACTGCGATAACTTGCGATTCATCAACACAAGGGCTTTTACCCGCATCGAAGGAACGTGACTCTTGCACCACTGGTACTTGATTACCGCCTGTACCCATTCGTGCATTGAGTGTCGGTGCGATGCCGTCTTTGACAGGACGCATAACCTCGTCTGCGTGAGTCATGTCATAGCAAGCTATCGTAGGTTCGACTCCGCTGCTCTGTGCCGTAAACACATTTTCGCCTGTCGCTCCAATGCTTCTTTCAGTTCCTTCGGCAGTTCCTTCCCTCTGGCTTTCGCTCTCCGAAGTATTCCCAGACATGCTTTCTGGCTCAAATAATATTTCCGCTGCACATCTTCCGTCGGCTGCAAAATCCGCGACAAGAAAGATTCGACGGCGACGTTGGGGCACTCCCCAATATTGAGCATCGAGGACGCGCCATGCAATTTCACACTGAGGCAATTCTGCCATTCCTGCATTTGTCCATTTGCCGTTCGTAGGCATTGGAATCTCGGTCTGTCCGATTTCTTGGAGCACGGCTCGAAAGTCAGCGCCTTTGTTACTGCTGAACGCACCCGGCACATTTTCCCAGACGACAAACCGGGGGAATCTTCCATTTGTTGCTCTTCGCATTTCCCAAATAATACGAGTTGCCTCTCTAAATAATCCGCTTTGTTCACCCTTTAATCCCTCTCTTTTTCCCGCCATGCTTAGGTTTTGGCACGGTGATCCCATGCAAATAATATCTACAGGAGGCAGTACCCCCCCGTCCAGATTCCTTATGTCTCCGATTTGCTCTACGTCGGGGAATCGCTGATGAGTGACAGCCAAAGGGAACCTCTCAATCTCGCTTGACCACAACGGCTTGATTCCGTAGTCCGTAGCCGATGCAAGCCAACCGCCGATACCGTCAAATAAGGTAACCAGCGGAAAATGGTTTTTTTTCCCC